CACCTGACCTGCTTGGCTGCGTCTTCTAGGATCGGCACGCTACCGAGCTCGCTGATCCGGCGGGTACGCAGCACGCGTTTGAGCACCTGTTCTCGGGCCTTGCCGAGGGCTTCCACCACTTTCACACCGATCTGGTGCTGGACGACCTTCGGTAGTTCGTCGATCGCGTTGGGGTAGCCGTTCTCACCGAAGCCTTTGAAGGTCAGGATGATCTCGGGCGTGTCCTCGATCAGTCGCTCGCGCTCGCGTTGGGACTGGAGTTCGTGCATGCGCTCGATGGTCTTGATGTCCGTTTTGGCCACATCGGCCAGTGCCTGCGCCAGCACGGGGTTGAGCTTGGGCGTTCTCTCCGTCATGAACTGGAGCATCTGTTCGATCGTCAGCGGCGCATCCCACTGAGACGTGATGAGCGTTTGAAGCTCACCGTTGGCCCAGTCGTACACGGCGTGCAGGAGGCTGGCCTGGTAAAGAGGAGAGGGCGGAGGAGCGAAGTTGGAGTCAAACGCGGCGTGATACGTGCCTTCAATAGCACATCGTGCGGCCTCATCGAGCTCATTGTGCTGGTCGAGATCGATCTGCGGCTCGTCTTCGTTGGGCGCGTAGCGTTCCTGTTCTCGCATGTACTGTCGGATGGTACCGATACACTTGGCCATGGTGTAGTGAACGATGGCACGAAGGGCCGGGATGCGTGCGGCGTTGTCGAAATTCTCAATGAGGTCGAACAGGGATTGATTGATGGTGTTGGTGGTGTTCATTGCATTGCTCCAGTTGGTTGAGGTTGTAGCAGGCAAAAACCGGCCTGCAAGCGGTTCCCGTTGCGCCGTCGCCTGCACGACGGCGGGGATGTGTTGGACTGCGTGTGCAGGCACGGATCAAAAGCAGCTCGAGTTGAAGTCGCGTATGAGCTGCGCGACTTCATCGATGGTGAGCTCACCAACCTCAAGCTTCTCCTCGAGGTAGATGAGGAAGTCCTCGGGGGACTGTGGGAGCTCGTTGCTCAAGAAGTCGAGCACGTCGTGCTTGTCAACGAAGATCAGAATCATGTGGCGCTTCTTCTACTTGAGCTTGGTGACGTCCAACCGCCAGATCTTGCCTGGGTAGTACTTGCCGTCCTTGATGTACCCGACTGCGTAGCGGGCCAGCGACGTGAAGCCGCTGCACATGAGCCCTGCTACCGCAGCCGCCATCACACCGCTGAACGTTCCGTAGTGCATGATGAAGGCGAGTGCGCTGACGCCGAGGTCCAGCGCGAACGGACGTCCCAACGCACGCAGCGTGACGTGCGTTGGGAGCTTCAGAGCGAGGAACAGCATGCCGAGGAAAATGATGACTCCGCTTTCGATGATCATGGCCTCACTCCTTGTGCGCGATCATGCGGCACGTGCCACGCCGGCACTTGATCGCCTGACGCGCACCGGCGAAGAACGAGGTGACTACCTCGAGGGTGCTGAGCGCACCATGTGCGGTGGACTTGGCAGCGCGGACGATGCCGCGCTTGGTTGCTGAGACTCCGGCGATGATGGAATCCATGGCAGTGAAACCGATGGTGAAGGACTTGGTGTTCATGGCGTAGCTCCTGTTGAACGAGTTGATTGGTTGCGGATGAATCACTTTACAAAGGGCACGCGCCGCGAAGCGGCGCTGATCAATCCACGCAGTACCGAGGCACTGACGTGCCTCGGCACTCGGGGAAGAGTCGCGTCGGGCTGGTGTACCAGAGCGCTCCCAGCGCTGCTAGGAGCGTGAGCACCGTGAGTACGGTGCGCAGTGCCGTGCGGATATCCTTGCGGCTCATGGCTGAGCCCCCTCTGGGACTGTGACCCAGCATTTACGCTTGCGCGAGTAGAGCTCGATGACTCCGTCACGCAGCCGAGCGGTGCACTTGAACTTGGTAGCGAAGCCCTTGAGGGCCTCGAGCTTGGCACGACGTTCCGAGATCTCGGGAGCTTGGTGCTGAGCACGAGGCTGCGAGGCAGCGCGGAGCTGTTGCGCCTGCCAGTCGCACAACGCGCGAAGGCGCTCGATCTCGGAGTACATCTGAGCCTTGGTACTGCGCATGGAGACGGACATGATCAACCTCCTGAGTCGTTGAGTGGTTAGTCGATGAGGCCGAGCATCCGCGCGACAGGGCGCGTGGTGCAGAGGTGGATGGGCCAAGCAGCGAGGCAGCAGGTCAAGATGATCAGTGCGTACATGGTGCGGAGTCTCCTGTGTCGGTGATGACACTCCACACGGGCATGACGCGCGTAGCGCGTCGAGACTTTGTTCGAAGCACGACGACGCTGAGGGGGTAAGGGATCCCTTACGAGGCTGACCCGAACCGAATCCGAAGTGGGGGGTGGCCAAGCGCGAAGTGGGGGGAGGGGTGTCGTCCGGCGACGTGCGCCGCTCGCCCATGGTTTCGATGTTCTACGTGAAACCTGCAAAGAGACTCCTTTTCCGACCCCCGGCACCTCGATCCGAAGTCCCCCGGTGGGGGTTAGCCTCCCGATCAGTTGTAGGAATCCTAGATTTCGCCCTACAATCTGCTATCAGATGCGTCCTTAGCCCCAAAATGGCTCAGCCTAAGCGTAGAAACAGTACGCCAGTCACCGAACTGCCCCGCGATGTCCGGAATCGGGGCGGGCAGGACCCTTCGCAGCCGTTGACTGAGATGCAGCGCATGTTTGTACACCATCTGGTACACAACAAGCTGAACCAGACGGCGGCGGCACGGCAGGCAGGCTTCAAACAGCCCGGAACTGCGGCCAACGCGCTGATGAAGAACCCCAAGGTGCTCGCGGCGATCGCCGAGGAACGCGCCGAATACGCCCGCGCCAGCGGGATGACCAAGCAGAAAGTCATCGAAGGCTTCAAAGAAGCCATCGACTTGGCCCGGATCAAGGCCGATCCCATCGCGATGATCGCGGGGTGGCGTGAGATCGGTAAAATGTGCGGGTTCTACGAGGCTACGAAGGCCAAGATCGAGGTTTCGGTGCAAGGGCAGATGCTCATCCAGCGTCTGAATTCGATGTCCGATGAAGAGCTCTTGGCGCTGGCCGAGGGGGATCCGTCGGTTCTGGAAGTGGAGTTCACCGTTGTCGACGACCAGCAGCCAAGCGCGTAAGGCCCAGCTCCAGAAGTTGTTGGCACAGCGCGTCCTCGCGCGTCGCCGCTTGCTCCATTTCACTCAGATGACCCACCCCGCGTACTCCGCCGGTTGGGTGCATGACGACATCTGCCGCCGGCTCGAGCGGTTCAGTCGCGAGATCACTGAGGGCAAATCCCCTCGTCTGATGATCCTGATGCCGCCGAGGCATGGCAAACAGGTCGCCCACGACACTCCCGTCCCGACTCCGATGGGGATGCGTCGCCACGGCGATCTCCGCCCCGGTGACTTTGTATACCACCCGTCCGGGGCCCCCATCCAAGTGCTGGCTATCTCGGACGAGAGCCCTCAGGACTTGGAAGTCGAGTTTACGGACGGTTCCCGCATCCAGTGCCATGCGGCACACGAATGGACGGTGTATGACCGTTCGAGAGGCGAGTGGCGTACGGTGGAGACCGGGTATTTGATGTCCCAACGCCTCGTGTCTGGCCCTAAGTCACGGGCACGGTTCCAGCTCCCGCTGTACGATGCTGTGGAGGGTACTCCGCAGCAGCTCCCGGTTGACCCGTACTTCCTCGGGGCGTGGCTCGGGAATGGTTCGAGTACGAAGCCGGTTATTTGCGGCTCCCGAGAGGACCTAGACCACATCGCCTCACTGTGCCCATATGAGCTGGGCTATCGCGCGGTACACAAGGACACCGGGGTCCACTATCAAGGATTCAAAGGTGTTTTCACACTCTTGCGTAAGCTTGGGGTGGTAGGGAACAAGCACATCCCCGCCCAGTACCTCTCAGCCAGCGTGGAGCAGCGACGCCGACTGCTTGCGGGGCTCGTCGACACCGACGGTAGTGTGGAGCCGGGCACGCAGCGCGTGCGGTTCCGTAGTGGGAACCAGCGTCTTGCCGCCGACGTAGCCGCGTTGGTCCGCTCGCTTGGCTACCGGGCTTCAGTCGACTACACGCCCGCTGACACGCGGGAGCGACATATCGTGGGGGGAGAGTCGTGGTGCGTGCAGTGGACCCCCCACGACGGGCAAGGCGGCGGTACGCTGCCTCGGAAGCGTGTCACACGCGTACGGAGCCGTCGGCGCATCGGAATCAGGGCTGTGCGCCGCGTTGCCGAGTGTATGGGGCGCTGCATCCAAGTCGATAGCCCCGATGGACTGTATCTCGTGGGTGAGACGTATCTGCCTACCCACAACTCGGAGCTGGCGTCCATCCGCTTCCCCGCTTGGCACCTAGGGCACAACCCGACGCACGAGATCATCAACGTCGGCTATAACCTCGATCTGCCGATGAAATTCTCGCGCAAGGTGCGCGAGATCATGCGCGACCCCAACTACAGGGCGATCTTCCCCGACGCCCAGCTTGACCCGGAATCCCAGTCTGCGGAAGCGTGGAACACGACCAAGGGCGGCGGGTTCACGGCGGCCGGTGTCGGCGGTGGTATCACCGGCAAGGGCGCGCACTGCCTGCCAGCGGGTACCCAAGTCCTGACCACTGACGGTCAAGTTGACATTGCGCACCTTTACCGGTTGAAATCAAAGCCATTGGTGCAGACCCCGGTAGGTCCTCGGCAGATACTGGCAATGACCCGCCGGGAGGCATCCGAGGGCCACTACGTGTTGCGGTTCGCCTCTGGTGCGACACTGCAGGCTACAGGTAGGCACCCCATCTACCTCCCTGACCGGGGAGGATACGCAAGCGTCGAGGAGCTGTATGGCGCGACCAAAAGTGATGGTGGGCTTGGTGTGCGCGTGGTGCGGGCAGTCGTTTCAACGCCGGCGGTGCGACCACAACAAGTCGATCCGGCTGGGGTCGACGGAGTTCTACTGCAGCAAGGTGTGCAGCCGGGCGCACCACGCGGTGAAGAACGCCAAGCCGTGTGCGACATGCGGCAAGCCGGTGGTGGCGGGCCGCAAGAGTCGCAACGCGAAGTACTGCAGCAAGGTCTGCACCCCATCCAAGAAAACCCTCGCGCCGAAGACCTGCCCGGTGTGCTCCGTGGTGTTTCAGCCCAAGTCTTCACGGACGGTCTACTGCGGGGCGACCTGCGCAAATACGGCGCACTCGACCCGTATGCTTGGGATGGGGAACTCGAGCTACAAGGACGGCAGTTCCTACAGCTTGTGGTTCAGCCTAGCTCGCAAGCTCGTGCTGGAGAGGGACGCGCGGTGCGTGGCCTGCGGAACGACACAGGATCTCCACTGCCATCACATCGACCACGACCCGAAAAACAACCGGGTGGAGAATCTGGTCATGTTGTGCGAAACGTGTCACATAGGCCACCACAAGTCTGCTACGACACCCTTGCCGTGGTTGAGTACGTATGCTCAGGCGGTGTCGAGGTCTATGACATTCAGGTGGAAGAAGCAGGCTGCTTCTTTGCTGACTCGGTTCTCGTCGGCAACTGCCTGATCATCGACGACCCGATCAAGAACCAAGAGGAGGCCGACTCGATCCTCGTCCGCGACAAACTCTGGGACTGGTACCAGTCCACGGCGTACACCCGCTTGGCCCCTGGTGGTGGGGTGCTGGTCATTGAAACGTGGTGGAACGACGATGATTTGGCTGGCCGGCTCCAGCAGGCTATGTCTACCGACGAGCACGCTGACCAGTTCGAGATCATTCGGTACCCGGCGCTCAGCGAGCACTGGGAGTACCGCGACGAGTCGACTGGCGACATCGTACGGTTCGACGAGGAGATCGACGTCACCAACCCCCCGCCGGGGTACAGCCGCCATCTGACCCTACTCCGCCCCAAAGACACCTGTCTTCATGAAGCCAGGTACCCGACCGAGGCGCTCAAACGGATCCGGGCCAACCTCCAACCGCGTATCTGGTCAGCCCTGTACCAGCAGAACCCGGTCCCCGACGAGGGTATGTATTTCAAAAAGGAGTACTTCCGGTACCAGAAGGTGCTTCCGAACCCAAATGGACTGCGTATATACACCGCGTGGGACTTCGCGATCGGCGAGAAGCAGCAGAACGACTGGACCGTCGGTGCCACGGTGCTGCAGGACGAGACCGATACGATCTACGTGCTGGAGATCCTCCGCATGAAGGGCGACAGCTTCCAGATCGTGGAGGCGATGCTCGACGTGGCGTTGCGCTGGGGGAGCACCCCGACCGTCAGCTACCTGATGGGGGCCGAGGACGGCCAGATCTGGCGCGCCATCGAGCCGCTGCTGAAGAAGCGGATGGTTGAGCGCCGTCAGTACCCGCCGTATGAGGTGATGCGGCCAATGACTGATAAACTTGCGCGTGCACGTCCGTTGCAAGGACGCATGCAGCAAGGTAGAGTGGTGTTTCCGGAGGGGGCCAGCTGGTTGCCGCAGGCGGAGCAGGAGCTCCTGCGGTTCCCGGCCGGTGCGCATGACGACGTGGTGGATGCTTTGGCGTGGGCTGCTCAGTTGTGCATGGGGAAAGAGCCGCCTCGTCTTGCTGCGCCACCGCCCTTGCCCTCTTGGCGCGACAAACTGAGCATAGTGGGTGTACAGGGTACTCACATGTCTGCGTAGGAGACGATACATGCCCGTCAACACCGCTCTGGCCAACGAAGTCTGGTCCCGCTACGCGTGGCTTCGGGACAACGGCCACCTCGACTATGTCAAGAAGGCCTCCAAGTGCGAGGACTTCTTCGTCGGGCTCCAGTGGGACCCGAACGATCTCGCCCTGTTGCGCAGCTACCGTCGGCCGGCGCTCACGATCAACAAGATCATCAGCACCATTTCGAACGTCCTGGGCGAGCAGATCTTCAATCGCACGAGCATCGCCTTCAAGCCGCGCAACGAGGGGGCCACCTCCGAGGTCGCAGATGCCTTGACCAAGGTGTTCATGCAGATCAGCGACAACAACCAGCTCGACTGGGTCCGCAGCGACGTGTTCGCTGACGGTATCATCGGCTCGCGCGGGTTCTTCGACGTCCGGCTGGACTTCACCGACTCCCTGCGCGGCGAGGTGCGGATCGAGCAGCTCAACCCCAAGAATGTGCTGATCGACGCCGACGCGGACGAGTACGACCCCGACAAGTGGGGCGACGTCATCATCACCAAGTGGATGAGTCCCGACCAGATCGAGCTGCTGTACAACAAGGCCGACGCCGACTTGCTGCGTGGCCGGCAGGACAGCTACTTCCCCTACGGCTACGATTCCATCGACCGCGACCGCGACCGCTTCGG